TGTAGGGCGATACAGACCTGCGATCTGCTCGTGCGAGAGTGTGGTCACGATGTCACCCATCTGTGTGAAGTCGCCTTCATCTATCGAGCGACAGAACCTATCGGCTTCGATCTGCAGTGCTTCAAACGCCTGTTCGTTTCGTGGTATCTCGATAGTGCTGATGCGCATCTCTCGATCGAGCACGATGAGCCACGCATCTGCGCCAGTGACCATCTGCTGTGCCCATATCTGCCATAGGTACTCGACTGGCACATCATCTAGCGATGTGATGCTGTATTTACGTGTCGTCTTGACTTCGCCTATGACGAGTGGTGGCGACTTCATCAGCACACTCGCATCGTCGGCTGCATCTAGTGAGATGGTGAAGCGACCTGATCGGTACATGATGTCAGGTGTGACGAATGAGATGCCTAGTCGATCACTGAGTTCACTAACTAGAGCAGGCTCTAATACGTTGCCTACGTGCATCGCAGGACTGGTAGCACTGATCTGTGGCTCAGTCGTCTTGTTGTACCACAGGTCTGTGCGACTCGTGAATGATGATGCGCCCATGAGTGCAGGTGCATCGCTCGCACCTAAAGTGCACAGCCCGGCTGAGTCTCGATGTCGCTTCTGTAGCCACTCGATAGTGCCATGCTTCGGTTTGTCTAGTGTTTCCATATATGCCCCTTGTCTGTAGGTGAGATCACATCATGGCTGATGGGTGTCACACGGTTACTCGACACAAGTGTGCATCAGAGACCGACGATATTTAGGCAGATGGCTAAACAGTCAGGTCGGTACAGGGGTGCGAGTGTCGCCACTCTAGCACCCCCACACCTAGCCGATAAGTGGGAGAAGGGGAACTCCACCAATCAGATCAGACGATAGTACCTGCATAGATACGACCATCGCTACAGGTATGGCGATCACATGATCTACATCACCATCACTGGTCGCAGACTGTGCGAGCACGATGTGTCGATCTTTCACGTCAGTCAGCAGTATGCCCACAGTAGTGACCACACATGGGTCAGGCTCTATCTGATCTACAGCCTGCCACGATGTGCCACAACTATGAGCGTCATGCCAGATCACACAGACGAGAGTGCTCAGTGAGTCAGTCATCGTCATCGACCCCACGATCACCACATATAGGGAACGGGCTTACCGGCTCATCACATAGACATGGTGGTCTGCGTGCACCTACTACATACATCGCCTACCACCCTTCACGCTTTCTATCCATGACGAAGATGGGTGCTTGTATCGTGATGCCTTTATCTGGCACGACGATAGCGAGAGCCTGCTGTGGTGGCTCATAAGAAAAGTTACAGACATAGGCATACTCGTCGTATCCTTTGGTGCTTCCGTTCACGACCATAGATGGCGATGGCAGATACTGATGCCAGTGACCTAGCCACAGTGTGTCGAAAGACTTGCCCGTAGCGAGATATCTCTGAGCCTTACGTGCACGCATACGCATGATGGGTGGATAGATGCCACCTATCGAGCCACCACCCTGAGTCTGATCGCCATGAGTGAGCAGATGATGTGAGTCATAGATAGCGACGAGAGCATCAGTACCTTCAGGTATCTGAAAGGTGACACGCTTATCTGATGTGAAGTGACGCTCTAGCATCTTTGCTAGTAGCCAGTCGAAGTTAGTGCGTGCACGCATCTTCGCTCGTGGCTTGCGTGTAGTGCGACCATGATTACCTGCGACAGCTGCAACGTGCACGTGCTTGAACTCTCCGGCTAAAGCATCGACTGCTGATGCTAGATGCTCTGCCCAATAAAGCAGAGAGCCAAGCAGAGTATCTTCGTTAGTCTCTTTCAGTTCTTCATGTATGTCGCCTGAGAAAGTGTCGCCACCTAAGAGCAAAACACACCCGTCATACTTCATGCCTGCAAGATGATGTCGTGCGATCTTCACCACATTCTGAACCCATCTCTCCATGCGCATACGTGCGATCGCTCTGTTGTATGCGTTCAGTCCATCTACTTCTTCAGGCTCTACGATCTCATCTAGATGTAGATCAGACAGCATCAGTACGAGTGTTGCTGCAGACGGTTTGAGTTTTGCTGTAGGCATAAGCCACTTCACAGGCTGTAGTTCTGCAGTCTCTACCTGCTCTACTAGATCGAGTGATCTCTGCACCTGCTCTAGCCGGGTGGCGATGCGAGCCATCTCACCTATAGCAGAGTCTCGTTCACGCTTCGTCTTTAGTATCTCTGCACGTAGTAACTCTGTGCCATCTGTATCTATTTCATCTTTCAAACTCATAGCGACCCCCTGTAGTTCGACACTGATGACTGGCATAGTTTGTGACCACGATTAGCAAGTGCTCTGATGATCGAGACTATGGGCACTGATAGATCATCTAGTGCTGCACGTAAGTCCTGCGCATCTTCAGGTGACAGACTCGCCATGATCTCGTCTATGCGAGTGCGTCGCCCTACCTTCTTACTTTGTAAGTTTGCTATCTCGTTCTTTAGATCGCCCATCATCTACCCCTTCGGTATGCCATGTCAGATGTCTATCGACTCTATCTTCAACTCTGCTCACTGTCTTATGTATCACCCTGAGAACACTTAGTGTCTCTGAGTGGTCACGTCGGTTCTCTCTGCGTGCACTCGTCACGACTGCTACCAATAGGCCACCTAGTGCAGTGATGCAGGCAACGATGATTGCTGTGCTATCCATTAGCCATCTGCTCACTAATCTGCTTGAACGCTGAGCGTACAGCGACAGCATCATCAGCCATCGCAGGTGATAGTTCCACATGAAGCCAGTCGCCACCCGGCGAACCTGAGACCATGTGACGATCGTATTTGACCCAACCATTACGGTCGCACTTCCATGCCCTGCCATGTGGCTCAGGGAAGTAGTCAATTATCATCTCGATCTGTAGCAGGTCTGCGTTCTTCACCATGATGCGACACGCTTCGAGTGCGTGCTTCCTACCTTCAGGCTTACCCTTTGTATTGCTCGCATCTTTGTGATTAGGCATATGGCGATATGAAAGATCGCAGGCTCTGCCCGTAGCGTGCGTGCTGAGTTGCCCTGCCTTCCCCCTAATATCACGCACCCCAAAGTCGCCGTTGTTCCACAGTGCCCCATCTGTGATGATGCCCATCTGCTTGATGAACTCGATCATGCCTGCTCTGCGACCCTTAGCCACACCATCTGACGTACCTGTGTACGCTCTGTGCTTCATCACTTAGCCAGTCTCTTCGCTTGCTTCTTAGCAGGTGACTGCCCACCGAACGCCTGATCTATCTCGTCACGAGTGAGTGTGCCATCGACTGCGCTCTTGGCTAACTGCTCTACCACTTTGGCTACAGCAGCGAAACCTGCGAGAGCTGCAGACTGCCAGAGCGTGATGTCGCTATCGCTCACAGAGTTGATAACACTCGACCCTGTGATGATCGCTAGGGCTGACGATAGGAACAGTGCGACGATGCGCTGTGTGATCTCTTGTGCTTTCTTCATTCTGATTCTCCGTTGAGTGATATGAGTACGAGATGTAGGACTAGGGCTAAGCCGGATATCCAAAGTGCGATAGCACGTGTAGAGCCACTGAGAGTGATGAGCACTAGGGCTGTGCCTGCCAGAGTCCACACAAGACTGCTCATCTCAGATAGCCATCGTTTCATGCTCTGCGCCTACTTACTGGTACGGGTGTTGGTAATGCCATTACTATGCCCACAGCGATGATCGACCTGCGTTGTGCGACCGTAATGATAGACCCCACTGGCACGTACTCGCCATAAGCGTCACTACTAAATATGTTCAGAGCGTTCTCGAACGCCACCTTTGTCTCGTCAGGTGCATCACTGATGATGTCTGCGATCTCTGCCAACTGGTCATCTGTGAGCGAGTCGAATGCAGGGCTGTTGATGATCTCCGTTATCTGATCGGGTAACACTGTCGCAGGCTCTTGATGGGTGAGTGTCTGCACATCAGCCATCAGAGCGATGATCTGCTCAGGGGTCGCCCCATCTGGCTCTGTCTCTGGCTCTGTGGTCGTGGTGGTCTCCGGCTCAGATGGCTCAGGCAGAGTCGTATCGGGCACAGTCGAGTCAGGTACTGGCTCTGTGGTGGTCGTGGTCTTTGGCTCAGTCGTGGTGGTGACTGGCTCTAGGGTCGTCGTGGTCTCGTCAATATATATTGAGTCAGGCACAGTCGTATCGGGCACTGGCTCTGTGGTGGTCGTGGTAGTAGGTGGCAGGGTAGTCGTGCTCGTAGTGGTCGTGGGTGGCAGAGTGGTAGTGGTGGTGGTCGATGTAGTCGTGGTGATGGTCGTCGATGTAGCCTGACTAGATGCTGTGGTGGTGCTTGATGGGGTCGCCTGTGTTGTGGGTGGCAGTGCTGTTGTGGCTACTTCCATCACAGTCGTCGTAGTCGTAGTAGTAGGCACGATCTCAGACCCACCACTAAACGCTTCAGGTGGCACGATAGTCCACCCACTGTCGTCAATATTCCACGCAAGCATAAAGCACGTACCCCCACCGTTCTCATAGAACCATGCGTCTATCGGGTAAGTGCCTGCACTAATGTCTATCGCCCCTTCATAACTAATCGAGCAGCCCGAATCAGACCACCTACCGATCGACTGCGACCCGATCTGCACAGTGCCACCATCATCACTCGCAAGCCAAAACTGAATAGTGTCGTGAGCCGGGATAGTGATCGACCCTGAGTAGTGCAGCATAAACAGATCGCCACCACACTGACCGAACTCGTTCTCTACATAATCCCACGTAGCGTTGATGAACTCTAGAGTGCCCTGACCACACACAGGATAGACATCATCAGACTGCACAGGTGGTATCGCATCTATCGAGTAGCCGATTACTGTCAGCCCACTTACCGGCTCAGCACGTACAGCAGATGGCAAGAGTGCGAGTATCGCTACTGGCGCAAAGATCAGCCATGTAGATCGACGCACATCACTCAGTCAGATCAGGTGTAGGTGCTGTGAACTCATCTAGTTCAGCATCATAAGTGAAACCTGCACCAGCGAACCTGCCACGAAAGTTCTCGTTGTAACTAGT